CTCGCCACATCTGGCGACTCCGCAAAGTAAATACCATGCCCGTAAGCCTGAGCACCCTCACCCGTACCAATCTTTTCGGCTTTGAACTTCCCCAGCGGAGCGCCCTCTTCGGGTGCAAACTTGTGCGGCGTCCCGTGGTAGGCAGTTAGCGGAGAACGCGTGCCACTCCCCATAGCCCCCAGCATCTCAGTCCCTAGCCCACCGCGCTCCATGACTTGAGGAACAACTCGTTCCGCTAGACGCTCGCCAGCACGGCCTGCGGTCATCGTAGCGGCCTTAGCGCCCCTAGCTAAAGGCTTGGCTACAGGAAGCGCCTGTAGCGCCCCCATGCCCAGCCCAAGGCCCGTCGTCAGTCCGCTATCAGTCTCTTGCCCTTCGCGGACCATTGCGCCCGCTTCCTCGCCAACATAAGGCGAGAACGGGACAAACTCTTGCAGGCCAATCCCAAACGGCAATACGCTCTCTTGCCCTCCCAGCAAGCTCTGCGATACCGTCCTTGCACGGGGACCACCCATCTTGGGGGTGAGATAACCCTCAAGGCTTCGAGCGTGTCTCTGAGCCATTGAAGGAGCAGGCAGCGCAGTCATCGAGGATTCAGGCTCAGAACGCCTGCGAAGCACCGTATCAGTCAGGCGCTCCTTCCCACCAATAGGAACATCCAGCACAGACGACCCAGGCGGAAACTCTGGCTCCTTCGGCCGCTTACCAGATGAAGGCATGACACCGAATGCGGCACCACCCTTACCAGTAACACCTCGTCTGCGGGCAGCCTCAATAAACGCCTGCCTGTCCTGCTCGGGTAATTCCATGCCTGCTCCTAACGTGCGGCTGAATCTTAACCCCTGCCTATCTCTTTAAGCAAACGAGGGCCAGCCGTGTAATGGAAGCGCCATGCCTTAGATGAAGGATCCCTCTTGCGGGTTCTGACAACCCAACCCTTCTCCTGCGCATACTGCAACGTCCTTCTAACGCTGCTAGGGTCCATCCCCCACTTCAACCCTATGTCATGGTTCGTTAACTCTTCTTCAGGGTTGACCGCAAAGAACACACACAGCGGAGTAACTATGCTCAAGGTAAGGTCCGGCAACTTGATGGGGCGGCAAGTCTATGCCAGAAGGATTGACTGCAAGTGCTGGCGCTCAGCTTCACCCAAGTCTTTGATGGTCGGCTCTTGGCCGTTTAAGAACCGCACAGCAACCTTGGCGTACTTCTTCGCCTTCTTGCCCTTCTTGTGCGTCATGGCCTCTTGAAGCTGCCTGCCTTGACTTTCAGTGATCAGCCGACCCTTGTTCTCAACGTACCAACCAGACTTCAGCGGATACGCTATCCCAAGAATCTTGGCCTCAACCCTCGTCAACGAAACAATGCCGTTGAGCCGCTGATACTTTGCTTGCAGATACTCACCGACTGTCATCTCTATCTCGATAACTACTTAGTAGTTCTCCACCGAATACCACTTAGCTACTTCTCTTCAACACCCAAGCGGTTCCGAACGGCCCTCCCCTTTCCTCGCCTAGACGAGGTTCGGTTCAGGCTTACCCAGTGCGGACACGGTAGACCCTTGACAGCCGTTCGGGTCATGGACGCTATCTACCCCATCCATCTGCGCGGTGTTGCAGACCCTAATCCCACCAGTACCGCTTCTCACTCAGGACGCTGACGATGCCGGTAGGCCTGTCCATCACTGAGCCAGTCAGAGCAGAAACGACAAAGTCCTTGAGGAGCCACCCGATCAGACCCCTCTCGGGGCAGAGAGGGCGGGTGGTTTCTCAAGGACTCACTGTCGGGTCTGACGCCAACAGAACGCACTGTATAGATGTGCAGTGCGTCTGTCAACAGGGTTGGTGATGTACCCACACTTCATTACCCGTCTCGGGGTCTTTGAAGTCCAGCCTAGGAAAGCACCAACACAAAGGGGTCATCACATGCCCCTCGCCCAGGTAGTGCGTCCTGACGACAGGCTCACTCGGAATATGGGTTGGTTCTTCTTTGTCTGCCAGAGTCTGCATAGTCTTCTTCATCCCAGTCATCCTGCGGAGGCGGATCAACCTCGAGCCAGCCAGCGTCACGGAGGAACCGCAGGGCCTGCGTAGCAGAGTCAACGAAGTCATCGTGCGTTGTCTCAGGGAATGAGCATATCTGGGACACGAACCCTTCAGCCCAGTCCCTGACGTAGCCCTTGCGCTGAGACGACTCAGGTATCCACACCCGGCCGCGGCTGATGATGTTGCTGACGATGTTCAGGCGCTGCAGCTTGTCAGCCTTGCCGGGGTTATACGCGCGGACAGGAAGATGCGCCCTCTGCAGGTCTTGGATCAGAGAAATGCCTGCGGACTTGTCCTCGATGAGTATGAGATCCACGCGCTTCTTCTCTTTGCCTTCCCCGAAGATCGTCTCGTACTCGTCGATAACCTTCGGTCGCAGGTCGGGATATTGCATCCTCTCCTGCCAGCAATCAATAAGCATCGCAGACATAGGCCCGTCAAGTGGCTTAAAGACTCCCCAGGTCGTACAGGCAGTTGGGTCATTCTGTGTCTTCTCACTGGTGGCGCAGTCGTAGGACTGGACGACGTATTCGAACTTCGGGAAGGCCTTGCCATCAGGCCACAGCTTGAACATGCTGCGCTGCACAATGCCGCCCTCTTCAGGGTCAATGATCTCAGCGTGGATCTCCTGCCTGCCCAGCTTGGTCCCCTCGTACTGCAGGATCTGCTTCTGGAAGGAGGGCGCAAGGTTTGCAAGATTGGCGTAGGTGCTGGCAGTCGTGAGGGCCACATCGTCACCCTCGCGGCCGACCAGTTCCACGATCAGGTCCTTCGGCCGCGGGGTAGTGGTGGCAACGATACGCGTCCTCGAGCCCAGGCGCACGGAGAACTGGATCTGATCCCAGGCTTCTTGCAGGTACTCCCAAGCTGCAAGCTCATCCAGCCAAGCCCCGTGGAACTGCGGACCCCGGAAGCGCTCAGGCTCACTGGCAGGGATGCCCTTGATCAGTGAGCCGTTGGTCAGCTTCAGTTCGTGATGTTGTTTGTTGTAGTCAGCGATCAGCGGGGAAGGGATGACGTTCAGCAGGCCTGAGTCGCCCTCGAAGCAGGTAGCCTTAACGTCAGCCGAGGTCGGCGCTCCAACAAGCCATCGGGTGTTGGGTTCAGTCCAGGCCCACCAACCCACCTGCTCAGCGGCCGTCCGGGTCTTGCCTGCACCGCGTCCCGCCAGAAGCAGCCAGATCGTCCACCAGTCGCCCGGAGGCGGCATCTGGTGTCGGTGTGCCTTCTCGATCCAGTTAGCCCGCCACAGGTACGCTAAGCGCTTCTCAGGGGGTAAGGTCTTGAGAGCCTGCAGTACATCAGGCTGCTGGAAGGCTTCTGCTAGGCTCATGCGAACAGGTCGTTCTGCTTGCCCTGCTGCTCAATGTGGGACTCGATGACGTCGCGAATCTTCTGCTCCCACTTGGCCGGGTACAGCGCGAAGCAGTGAGAGCCGCTACCGTTGGTCTTAGGGCGGTTGTCCTTCGGCGGGTTCTCTCCGAATTCTTGCTGATATGTATGAGCCATCTCGGACCCAACAGACCACGATGTTCGGTTGTCCAGCACTACGCCCATCAGGCGAGCTACTTGAGGAACCGTGATCCTGTTGTCCATCACTCACCCGCCTGCAAGAAGTCGTCAGTCATCTCATGCGCAGCTTTGGCAAGCTCGTCAAGGGGAACGAAGTCTCCGTAGTTTGACAACAGCTCAAGGAACGTCCTGCCGATAAGCCGCTTGCGCAGGATGTCGTCTTCAACGTAGTAAGGCGTGTCCATCATTCCCCCGCAGTCTTGCGCAGTTCAGCGTTGGTCACCAGAGCCTCCAGCAGCTTATCCGCCTTAATCTCAGCTTCGACTTTGATCGGGGACTCAGCGTCACCCGCAACGGAGATCCTGTCGCCGTACTTCTTCGGCTTCAGCTTTGAGGCAGTCCACTTGCGGGCATCAATGCGGTTCTTCTGCCACTGGACATAGGCAGAGTGCAGCTTCATGTCCACCACATTGCCGTGCTTGTCTAGAACCTCTTCAAACTCAGGCGTCTCATCGGCAATAGCGACGATCTCGTCAGCGAATGCCTCAGCCTGCTCTTCACGGGCGCGGGCGTATTGGTCGGAGAAGTCAGGCTTTTGCGACAACCACAAGAAGACGCTGGCGATTGAAGGCATTGCGTCATCCCTACAGATGGAGCGCAGGCTCTCTCCTTCTGCGATACGAGCACAGATGGTAGCTGCCAGCTTATCTGAGTAGATTGATGGGCGTCCTGTGCGTGCCATAGCTATTGCAACCTTGAGTTAACCTCTGCTTCGATCTTATCCCACTGCTCTTCAGTGATGTCGCGCTCAGCGAGCTTGCCTTTGACCATGACGACGAACGCACCATCGCTGTCGTACTCAACAGTGCGCTTGATAGCATTGATTGTGATGGTGAACTTCAGTTCCGGCTCTTCGGGGGTTTCGGGCCTGTCGGCGTCGAAGGAGGAGATGTATC